ACTAAAAGTCTTTGATGTAATTCTGCCTGAATAACACTGCGCTGTTTTCTTTATCAAATAAAACAATGGAGCACCTGTATTGTCACGATTGTAAACACTTATTTCTCTTGGTGAGAATAGTGTGTCTTGACTAAAATCTACACTTTCTTCAACGATAAATGATACACCAGATACACTGGATAGTTGTGTATATGGTTTCAAAATCAAACAATATCTTTCGTCTGGTATATATTCGCCATTAACTCCTGATGTACGAGTTGCTGGTAATAATTGAAATAATTCTACGTATGTAGACGATACTGAAGACACTTTTGGTTTATAACCCAAAAATTGTGCTTGATTTATAATGTTCTTACGTTCACCCGCAAATTGAATAAAACTTTCTTTGAATTGATAATCAGTGTAGTAAGATAGTACATCACCAACAAAGCTAGCTTGTTCAATAAAAATTTGTCCTGGCGAACTTTCACTGAAGTCCTTGTAACTTTGTGGGTAATACTGTTTGGTAAAATCGATCAGTTGTTGCTTTAACGAAGTAAAATCACGATTTAAATACAAAACGTCTTTTGTATTAGCTTTGAATGTTTTGTTAATTAGTTGTTGCATTATATATTATTGTTTGTGATAATTACTTCGGTTGTAGACTTCAGTTCTTTATAACTAAAGGCTACTTTTATAAATATTTTATTGTAATCATTATTTACAACATCATTTTCTACTAATTGAACTTTAACATCTTCTACTATTACCCCATTCATAAATCTATTTACGTCATTTTGAATAAGATTTACCAACATAGGCAACATTTCTTGTAATTCATTCTGTTCAAACAATACTTTATATAAAGAAGACCCAAACGCATTGTTAAATCTACGTTCGCCAGGTCGTGTTAATAAAAGATTCTTTATATTACTCGAAACTTGGGAAATAGTATCCACATTGGTTTCAAAATAACCATTTTGACCCAATCTGAAAGGTATTTTAAGTCCTAGTGCTTTTTTAGACATAATTAAATCTTAGATTTCTTCTTCTCTATAGCACTCATCAACTTAGAATAATCTCTGGTCATAGCTGAATATACAGATTTAACTGGTTCAGGAGCATTCTCGGGAGCTTTTGTTTCTGTAATTACTTGAGAGGAAGTTGATCCATACCCACCCATCATACTAACCATACCACCTTCTTGTGGTACTCCTCCTGTAGTCTGATTTAATATGTCATTCAACATTGGATTGTTTGTATATTTAACATATTTCTTCGTAGGCTTAGTTTCAACTTCTGCTACTGATTCATTCATAGATTCAAGTTCATTCAAAATTTTAGCTTCTAGATCAGAATCTGCAGATTTTGTCTTTTTTTGAGGCTTTGATGAATTATTCGCAAATATTTCTGATAATTGACTTTTCAACTCAGTCTTTAATACGTTGCGAACTTCTTGTTGTACTGTTTTTTTAATAAACTCTTTAAGCACTTCTATTTTCATATTGTTTATATATATATAATTATTAACCCAGAGGAGATTTAGGTAAATTTAATAAATCTGTTGCGCCTTTTGGATATGATGGTCTTGGTATTTTAATCGTTTTAATACGTGGCGTACTAGGTGGTTTTGGTATATTTGGCTTAGGCATTCCTTTTTGAACACTAGCTAATTTAGCTGCAGCTGCACCAACAGCTCCTCCAGAAACTGCTCCAATTACAGCACCTTTTCCGCCTCCAACTATTCCTCCTATTCCAGCTCCCAATCCACCACCGGCTAAAGCTCCTCCTGTTACACCTCCAACGGATAATCCAGCACCAAGTGCAGTACCACTTAATCCACCTATTAATGCACCTTTACCACCACCAGCTAATGCACCTACACCGGCTCCAAGAGCACCACCTAACAATCCACCTTTTAATCCTTTAGCTAATTCAGAAGTAGATTCAACCACGCCTGTTTTAGCATTTACAAATTTAGTATTTCCAGCTATAGATTCAGGGCTATATTTATCAGGAGACCAATCTTTGCCTAGTCCATCTGGTTTTATTCCTTTAGGATTTAGTTTGTCAAAGACTTTGCCAGCTATACCACCCGCAACCAATCCGGCACCAGCTCCAATCAATGCACCTTTTCCTCCGCCTGCTAATGCACCTATACCGGCTCCTAAAGCACCTCCTCCAATTGCACCTTTAACCCCAGATGATAAATTACTAAGTACGCCACCGGCAGATTCTTGAGCGCCGCCAATTACACCTTGTGCCTGACCAGTCGCACCTTCTAATGCACCTTGAGCTTGACCAGCTGCTCCCTGTACTTGACCAGCTGCACCTTCTAATGCACCTTGTGCCTGGCCGGCCGCACCTTGAACTTGTGATGTTAACCCTCCAGCTGCACTTTGTACTTGAGATGTCGCATTGCTTGTTACGTCTTGGGCTTTTGAAGCTGCTTGTTGCGCTGCATTTGCATCTAACCCTTTTACTTCTTGGGTAGGAAGTTTTATATTTGGATTATCTACTACGGGAGCTTTATTTGCTACACCATTAATTGTTTGTGTAGGTGGTCCTACTAAAGCGGGATCTGGATCGGTAAATGCATCTTGTCGTTCCACTTTAATTCCCTTGCCAGAAATACCAACTTGATCAGCTAAAGTTTGTAACAAAGATTCTCTTAGTTGTTTAAAAGCATTATTGAAAGCTTCACCTGGAGTCTTTCCAATACCACGTGTAGTCTTAAAATCGGATGCTATAATAGATTTCAGTGTTTTTCCACTAGATGTTTGTCTTGGAACTTTAACGTCTCCACTTAAAGTAACATTTGCTAAGTAATTTCCGGTTAATTCATCACGTTTCGATGTTGAAAATTTCCCACTTAAACTAAAATTCCATTCATTAGGAAAATTTGCGTCTGGAGACAAATTTTTTACAGAAATACTTGGGGTTGTCGCACCATCTTCCACTATTGCATTTGGTTTTACGAGATCAACTTTTGAATAGAATGAGTTTATAGCTCTTCTATATTCATTCGCATTAAAAATGCTACCATTCCAAGGTACAGTTTCTTCATAGGATATATAATAATCACTCATAATTAATCCTCAAATTCAAATTCAACTTGTACTGGACCTTCACGGCGATTTCTACCTTTGAAATCACCCACAACTCCAGTTCCTGTAACCGTATTAATTTCTACTGGATCTTTACATTCACCACCACTTCCAGGTGGTTTGACTCCATTACTACCAGGCGCATATCCGCCACCTGTAACAAATACTCTTCTACTTAGTGTTTTGTGTAGATTATCTCTCAACAGTTTAAGCTTGATTTGTTGTACTGGTATTTGCGTTTGATCTGGATTAGCATCCTTTGTATTTTCAGGCGTTGCATCTCCTGATCTAGGATGTGTATGTGGATGTGGGTGTACGTGGTGATGCCAGTGTACGTGGTCTAATAACCAATTACACAAATCGTACATCCAATCTACAGTTGTTTGACCTAGTAATACTGGTTCATTTGTTTCGCCATATTGACCCAAAAATATTTGTGGTGCATTTATACAAGCGGTATTATTTGTAGTTATAACTACATTATCATTAGCATCTACTGTGTATTCACTGTCAGTGGTCACAGCATAACGTTTTTTACTAAAGTGTAGTGTTTCTGCAAATCTACTACTCAATACCAATCTATCGGTATTTATTACGATTTGATCGCCATTTAAAGTTGGTAATACAAATGGAGTGGAATTTTTCGGATTGAATCTTACTTGTTCTTCAGTTGGTTCTCCGTTTGACGTTTTGCCAAATATACTTTTATAAACTGTAGTTTTCCAATCGCTTTCTGTTTTTCCACTTGTTATTTGTATTGTACTGCCATCATTGTTAATATCTTCATCTATTTGTCCACCAAAATTTTTCTCAGATGGAGTTATTTTTGGAATAGGTGGTAACTTGGGATGTAATTGTTGTGGTTCGTCTAAAGAGATATTTCTCTGTCTATTTCTAATAGTAATCTTTGGATTTCCATATCCACCACCACTAGATTCTTTTAATAAATTGCTGTTTAATGTATAGGATGGATATGATCCTTTATCATTAAGTCTATTATTATCATAAGCACTAAAACGAATTGATTGACCAAATCTACTTTCTATTGCTGTATCTCCTTCGTTTTTTCTAATCAGTCTTATAAATGGATTGGAAATGAAATATTCCCCAACATACCCAATGTTATTGTATTTTGAATAAATTGGAGCTGATGTATAAGTAGCTCTATTTCCGTCAAAGTAAAAAGGCACAGCAGGCTTTCCATTTTCACTATATACTGTTTCTACAGTGTAATCTATATTGGTTGGAAAGTTGAATTTATTTAAAGGTTTGCTGTAATAGTAGTTATTGCCTACTTTTTGAACCAATACAAGTTCATTGACCAATGGATATTGCGTAATAGTTTGATCCAAAGGTATAGCCCAAGGCAATTTTTCCACCGATGACTTTTTTTCTTGTGATAAGATTCTTACTTTGGCCCGTCCTATGTACGAAAAATCCACATCGTTTTCTTTGGCTGGTTCATTCTTATAGTTAAGAGGAACTGTTTGTGGATTTATTTTTTGTTTATATTCGTCCTGCAATTTTACGTGATTTTCATTGAAAATCACATCAACTACAACGGCGAGTTGTATAGGTGAACGAATATCAACCAAATCTTTTATTTGTTGATCGTTTAACTGTGGAGATTTATTTGATTTGGATACATCCGTAACTACCATATTATTCGCCTTTACTAATTGTTATAACTTCATCCATTAACTGTTTACGTTCGTCTTCACTTAATACCATTGAATTGCCTTCGCCAGTAGCTTCACCTTTTGCTACCAATCTTTGTATAACTGCGGCTAATTTGACCAATTGTTCATCGTTTTTAACGCCTACATCATAATAGTCTTTTATCATAGGCACTACGATAGTAGCGTCGTTAACAGTTTTAATTAAACTTCTTAACTCAGATATTAAAATATCAATTTGATCTTTCTTGCTCTCTGAATTTTTCACTATGTCTTTACAAAGACCAGAAAA